AAAGGGTGGATAATACATTCCAAGTAAGGTTCGATACAACAGTCTAAAAATATGAGTCATTGGTTATACAAAAATAAAATACTAGAAGAAGCGCCGGAAGGCGTATTCGGATTTGTTTATTTAATTACAAATATTAAAACTGGAAAGATGTATATAGGTAGAAAGTACCTAGGTAAAACTCGTAGAGTAAAGCAGAAGGGAAAATCTAGAAGAAAGGTCATAAGAAAAGATTCAGACTGGCGCACATATATTGGAAGCTCCAAAACTTTACAAGAACAAATAAACAAAAATAAAAAAACATTCAAATTTGAAATACTAGCTTTTGGTAAAACTAAAGGCCAAGTAAATTATATGGAAGAAAACTTACATCATAAATTTCATGTTGCAAGTTCAAGTAAATTCTACAATGATTGTATAGGTCCAAGAAGATTTGCAAGAGTTAATTTGGATAAAGCAGTTATAAATCAAATAGATAAAATCAGTTTATAATTTGGATAAGTCGAAAAAAATTGTTATATTGTACTAGATGAAAAAGTCAAGATTAAAGCGGCTACTAGCTGCATTATTAGGAAGAGGTACTGAAAAGAATAAAGGTGACGTTTGGCACAAATGCCCATTTTGTAAACATCCTAGAAATAAATTAAGTATAAATTTAATAAGTGAAAAGTGGCATTGCTGGCATTGTAATGCTAAGGGTAGAAAGCTGTTTGTATTACTTAGAAAGCTAAATGCCTCTAAATCTAAAATTGAAGAATTAAATGATATACTAGGTGAAATAAGCTTCTCTGTTACAAATAAAAAAAGAGACGATTATGTTTCTCTACCATTAGAGTTCACTCCATTATTAAATGGCAACTTATCTTCTCCTCATTATAAGAATGCAATATATTATTTGAAAAAAAGAGGGTTAAGTAAAATAGATATATTACGCCATAATATAGGATATGCAGAAACTGGTGAATATAATGGAATGATAATAATACCAAGTTATGATAATACTGGTACAGTTAATTATTTTGTAAGTAGAGCTTTTTATGAAACAGACTATAAGCATAAAAATCCTAATGTCTCCAAAGATGTAATCGGTTTTGATATGTTAATAAATTGGGAAGAGACCATAAATTTAGTAGAGGGGGCATTTGATGCAATTGCTGTTGGAGAAAATTCTATACCTCTATTTGGAAAGATCCTACCAAACTCTTTAAGCAAAAAGATAATAGAGAAGAAAGTAAAGAGAATAAATTTGATACTAGATAATGACGCAATAAAATCAGCAATAAAGCATTCAGAGTTTTTTATTGGAAACGGTATAGATGTACATCTAATAGAATTGCCTGGGAAAGATCCTAGTGAACTTGGAACAAATGTTGTTAAAAGTTTAATACAAAAATCAGAGAAGTTAACATTTGGAAAAATAATGGAGTATAAAATAAATGCAGCATGTTAAAGTAGAGTTTGAAAGTGTCGATAAAATATTACACATTGCAGATATCCATATAAGAAATTATCAAAGGCATAAAGAATACCGTTCCATATTTAAAGAGTTATATAAGGCAGCTAAAGCTTTACCACAAAATTCTTTAATTTATATAGGAGGTGATATCGTACACAACAAGACTGACATCTCGCCAGAGCTAATAGAATTAACCTCTGAATTTCTGAAGAAGCTAGCTAACATAAAACCTACTATACTTATCAAAGGTAACCATGACACAAACCTAAACAACGATACAAGACTAGATACCCTCTCACCAATAATAAAGAATCTTAATCATCCAAATCTACACTATTTAGACAAGACCGATATATACAGGATAGCTGATTGCAATTTCTCAGTATTTGAAATTTCAGATGATCATAAGAATTATATTAAAGCAAAGGCTATCTCTGGGGATAATAAAATCGCCTTATTCCATGGAGCTATAGATACTTCAGCTACAGATGCTGGCTTCAAAGTTGCAAACGAAGATTATAAAATAAATATGTTCAATGGCTATGACTTAGTTCTACTTGGCGACATTCACAAAAGACAATTCCTAAATAAAGAAAAAACCATTTGTTACGTGGGAAGTTTAATACAACAAAACTTTGGAGAAGTTTATGATAATCATGGATATATAATATGGGATATAAAATCTAAAACCTTCACAGAGCATAATATAAAAAATGAATATGGCTATTACACCATACACATAAAAGATGGAAACATAAATCAAAACCTAGGAGACATTCCAAAATATCCACGATTAAGGTTCAAAATTATAAATACTACTAAAGCCCAAATAAAAGAGGTGGTAAAAGAAATACGAAAACAATGTAAAGTACAAGATGTAATAGTAATTAGAGAAGATAGAATAACCGGGTCATCTAAAAATAAAGATTCTAGGAGAATTACAAAAGATGTTCGTAATGTAGAATATCAAAATGAAATGATAGAAGAGTATCTAAATAAGAATCATGATATTGAACCAACTATCCTTAGCGAAATAAAAGCCATAAATAGAAGTTTAAATAAAAATCTAAGTGATGTTGAAGTTGGAAGAGGTATAGACTGGAACCCAGTTAAATTTGAATTCTCTAATATGTTTTCATACGGTCTAAATAATGTAATAAATTTTGAAGCTCTAACTGGTCTAGTTGGTATCTTTGCCCCAAATCACATAGGAAAATCTGCATTGCTTGATGCTTTATGCTTTTGCCTATTCGATAGATGTAGTAGGGGTAAGAAAGCAGATGATATAATGAATACAAAAAAATCATCCTTCTCTTGCAGATTGCATTTCAAAATAGAAGAGATAGATTACTATATAGAAAGAAAAGCAAAAAGAAGAAGAAATAATACTAAAGTTAGAGTAGATGTTAATTTTTGGTATATAGATGAAGGAGGTGGAAGAGTAGATCTAAATGGAGAGCAGAGAAGAGACACTGATAAAAATATTAGAGGAATAGTCGGAGAATACGAAGACTTCATATTAACAGCTTTATCTGTACAAAATAATAACACTGGCTTTATAGAAAAAACACAAACAGAGAGAAAAGAATTACTTTCACAATTCCTAGATATAACTGTATTTGAGGAATTGTATCAATTAGCAAATGAAGATATAAAAGAAGTACAAATACTATTAAAAGACTTTAATAAAACTGACTACGATTCAGACTTAACTGAAGCAGAGATTGAATTTGACTCTGCAAGTATAACTCATAAGAAAAACAAAGATTCTGTAAGTTCAAAGAAGAAATCTATTAAGAAAGTAAACGACAATATACGAGAAAAGTCAAAATTGCTAAAAAGAGTAAAATCAGATCTAGATATAAAAGAATTGCTAAAAGATAAGAAATGCTTTGAAGCCGAAATAGAAATAGACTTACAAAAACTAGAAAAGTATAAAGTATATACTAATCAAAATAAAAAGTCTTACAAAGATGTAGTATCACAATTGTCAAAACTTGATATTGAAAAAGCAAAAGAATATAGAGATTCCTATTTGGTAGCTGAAAAGTATTACAATAAACTAACAACAAATTTAAAACTTCTAAAAGCTTCAGCAAAGAATAAAAAAGAAAAACTTGATGTTATTGGAACATTTGATCCAAATTGTGACTTTTGTAAAAACAACTCATTTGTAAAATCTGCTGAGAATTTAAAATATCAACTAATGGGCGACAAAGAACAGTTCACAATGTTAACTGAATATATAAATGCTTTAAGGAAGACCTTGAATGAGTATGAGGGGTATGAAGATGTGATATCTAATCATGCAAAATTGGAAAAGACTATCTCTACAATACAATTATACCAATCAGAAATAAAAGTGAAGACTACAAATAGGAAAGCAAATATAAAAACATGTAAATCAGAGTTACGCTCTATAGATAAAGATATAAAACGATATTACGAAAACGAAGAGGCTATCTTATTTAATAAAAAAACAAATAGAATGCTACAAGCGTTAGAATCTGACCTTGAAATACTAAAAGAAGAATTGGAATTATTAGAAAAGTTCCTTTTAACGTCTCACTCTGCGGTTCTAGTTTGGGAATCAAAAATCAAATCTATAAATGAAACCATAGAGAAAGCACATCAATTAGAAATAAAATTAAAATCCTATGAATATTATTTGGAATCCATCCAAAGAGATGGCATACCCTATGAAATAATTTCAGAAGTCCTTCCCCAGATACAAGACGAAGTAAATACCATCTTATCACAAATGGTAGAATTTACTATAGAGTTTGAAGTAGATGGCAAAAACGTTTTAACTTATATAGTTTACGATGATACTAGGTGGCCACTAGAATTAACTTCTGGCATGGAAAAGTTCATATCGTCTTTAGCAATAAGAGTAGCATTGATAAACGTATCAAATTTACCAAGGCCAAACTTCCTTGCAATTGACGAGGGCTTCGGTTCATTAGATTCTGACAACTTAAATTCTATGGAAAGCATGTTTAGCTATCTAAAGTCAGAATTCGATTACATCATAATAATATCTCATATAGAATCTCTAAAAGACGTAACAGATTCTCTAATAGAGATAAATAGGAAAGGCGATTTCTCCAACGTTATTCACTAACTCTATATTTATATATGAAACTTTAGATAGACTATAGTTGATATATGGGAGAATAACATGATTCGTAAAAAAAGCTCAAGAAAGTATTTGGCTGAAGAGCCTGTTCTTATCGTAGATAATAAATACGAGTCTAGATATTTCGAAGTATCTGATATGCCTTCATTCTTCCATGCTGGTAAAAACATGTTCCGCCTAAGTGGTAACTCTGATATGTTGGTAAGGGGTAGCATAATAGAAATAGAAATTATGCCGGCTAATGGTATCAACCCAATCTTCCACACAGTAAATAATTATACAGATTCAGCTAATAGAAAATTGATAACCGTTTGGGTCTACCCGGATGATATGACAGGCCTTGCAACTGTTACTATAAGAGGTATTGCTAGGAAGAGACCTGGTGGTAGAAGAATATATGGTTCTTGGGCAGGTAAACCCAATGTCAAATGGGAAAGGACTCTATATGTAGACTCTAATAAACCAAATACAACTCCTATAATATTTGCCAAGCAACCTAGGATTACAATCTCAGAAAACATAAAGCCCTATCTTAGTGAATCTTTTGCGGTAGTAGATCCAACTCAATATTTAGACAAAACAACAAATACTGTAACGTTTATATATAGCCATGTCGGCGGGATGATGGCTGCAGGAGGAACCGGAACAAATC